ACACGAAGAACTCGTCGTCAGACTCGTCGTCAGACTCGATAATCTGACCTTCGTTGGAAGCGACAGACTCTGCGTCGGTGTAGTACTCGTTGATGAAGTCATCGATTCTGGCGGCGATACTCTTACCGATACCCTTAATGTTCATGAGACTCTCACCATTCTCAACCTCGTGGTCAAGAGTGGCGACAGTGTCTGCAGCCCGCTGATACGCAGCCGTCTTGTAAAAGTCTGAGGTCATCTCACCAAGCTCCCGGAGGTGGTTGGCGATATCCCGGTTGATCTCAAAAGTCTTGGTTCGAGCAGTCGTATCAAAAAGGGAAGATTCGTTGAGCACAGCTCCGACTCTCCGAATTTCATCTTCGAGGAGCTTCGCGTTGAGCTTTTCGAGAGCACCAGCCTTTTCGTGGTTGGCCTGATCGACAAGGTTCTTGAGCTGCTCGTTCTCCTTCTCGAGCTTGAGGATGTAATCGGTGATGGAAGTAGAGTTCATGTTTGTAGTTGGTTGTGATTATATGATGTATCTTTTCTTTACTTAGGTTTCAGAAGTGACTTCTATTTAAAGAGGTGGTAGCATGGTTCTTTAATGTACATGATACGACCCACTCTCATGCGGCCACGTGTCGTGGTTCACGCCAAGAAGGATGACTTTATCCCACCCACTGAAGCACCCGGAGAGGGAAGCCGTCGATTTCCTTCGATGGATCAAGGTCCGGAAAAAGAAGTGCATCCTATCAAAAAGTTTATCATGAAGGTTTTCAAGATCGAGGAGATCGATCATGAAAAATTTCGTGAAAATAACAAGTGGGCAATTAAGCCTCAATCTCGACCCCGAGAATAAATTTTTTATTGAAACTTCCGAGACGAATCTTCCCCTCGTCCACAAGACGCTTGATCGTATCACCAACCTTTAGGTTTTCTTCATACGCCGCAGCGTGTTTTGGTTCGGGTGGCAAGTTTGGCATGAGCATGTTAAACGCCATCATCTTTTTCGCCATTGAGAGTTCTCGATCTTGGAGTACGCGAAGAATATCATTCGGAATCTGGGAAGGATCCATTATATCTTATACATGTAAAATCTTTAATGTATATAAAGTTTACTATCGATGTATTGATACGATGGAACATACACCATACCACGATGATGGTGTGAATGTAGTGTATAACATTGATTGTTTTGATGGTCTTGACAAATTCATTAAAGATGGGAAACAGGTGGAATTGACAATTACGTCACCACCATATTTTAACGTAAAGGACTACGTGGAATATGAAAATTATAAAAAGTACCTAGATTTTCTAGAATCTGTATTCGAGAAGACGCTACACGTGACAAAACCTGGTCGAATGTGTATCGTCAATATCAGTAACATTCTCATTACTCGAGCGAGTAGGAATTCCGAGAGTAAACGAATCCCCCTCTCATTTCACTTTGTGTCACTCATGGAAAAGATTGGTTGGGAATTTCTCGAAGATATCGTGTGGTTGAAACCGGAAGGTGCCGCCAAGAATAGGAATGGGGGATTTTACCAGCATCGACAACCGGTCGCGTATAAACCAAATGTCGTGAACGAGTACGTGTTTGTGTTTAAAAAACCGAGTGGGGCTTTGATTGATAAAATTGTACGAAGTTATGGAAGTCTTGATGCAGAGAATAGTAAAGTTGTGGGTGAATACGAAAGAAGTAACGTCTGGAAAATCAATCCAAAGACAAATTCAAAACATCCAGCACCTTATCCCATTGAACTAACCGATAAACTCGTACAGTATTATTCATTCGTTGGTGATACAGTGGTTGATCCATTTTTTGGATCTGGAACGACGGGTTTATCGTGTAAAAAATTGAACCGTAAATGTATTGGATTTGAGATTCACAGCGAATACATTGACATGTTCAAGAAATGTATAGACAAGGTGACACAACAACAAATGAAAAGTGTCTTGACACTTGACAGATCTGAATTTAGTGGATTGACGAAGGATGCGTGTATCACGAGGTTGATGAAACTTCCGAAGAAGGTGTTACTTGATATCTTGAAAACATCTGGTTCAGTTATCAAGTCCACCGTTTCAAAGACTGACATTTCTCACATTATTTATAACAAACTCATAACTTCTTCACAGGATTAAAATCATTCTTTCTCATTCCCTTCATTCCGTGACACATCTTGCATAATGTCTCGACATTTTCCGGTGCGTTGTTCTGTGCAGCTCCGGTACCATCTTTATGATCCATCTCGAGAAGATGACTATATGAATCGGGATCTTTCCAATCATCTAGAGTTCTGTTAATTGGGCACATAAACCCTAGATGACCATCCTGATTTTCACAATCTCGCTTCTTGTGAAATATGATTCCAGTCAAAACCTTACCTTTTCTACGGGCTGTATTACACCTCGAACATTCCGTCTTGATCGAAGGAATGCCACTGTTCTTCCAGTCTCGAGACATACAGTCTCTGGAGCAACCCTCATTTATGCAGATGGGCCACGTATTTCCCTGTGCCACCCAAGCATCACGTCTCTCCCTTACAATCTCAGATACCATTTTGTCTTATTTTTCGAAAGTATTCACATGACTTAGGCACCTAAGTGATGACATATTTCGATCAAATATAAGACAAAAATGATTTACACTCCTGCGTACAAGCTTGATAAATCTTTCACAATGAGGAATGTTCTCAACATCATCGAAAAGATGAATGCCGCCCTGCCTCACCACGAATTCGAACCTGAACCCATCACTGAAGGTGGTATTCGCGTGAAACAAGATGGAAATGGATACAAAACCTTTCGTCTCAATTTTGACAACTGGCCCTATTTTGGTCGGTATGGTGTCAGAATGGAGGATCTCGATATGGGATTAAATGTGTACGATTTTACCGGTAAGGGAATAATGTATACAGACTTCAGAACTTTGCAGGGTGCACCAGACTGGACAAAAGATGAAATCAAATGTGTTGATAGAATCGTACATGAAGAGGGGATGAAAAGGGTCAAGGTTTGACATAGACGGGTAAGGAACCTTTTGGTGGTTTCTTACAGAATATCTTACAGTCGCAGTGTTTGTTGGGACATATGATCTGCTTTTTAGACGCGTTGCACCGTGTCGGTAACATGATGTCTTTTGAGAAGTACCGAACTATCCTGTCTATGAGTATCATAACTTTACCAAAGATATTCCGTAGCCCAATTCATCCACAACTGGGTCATTCTTGTAGTCTAATTTGTAATACACCTTTTTAATTCCACTACTCGCCAGTGCCTTGTAGCAGTTGAGACACGGATAATGTGTCACATACGCCACACAATCATCGATGGAGGCACCCCTTTTCGCCGCATCCGTGATTGCGTTAATCTCTGCATGAATCGTAGCCTGTTCGTGTCCATCCCTCACAATGGACTTGTGTTCGCATCCACCTAGAAATCCATTGTAGCCCATACTGATGAGCCTATTGTTCTTCACGAGGACACACCCCACCTTCAACCGCTCACACGGAGACCTGACGGACGCGAGATCTGCGACGTTTATAAAGTATTCGTCCCATGTAATGCGATCAGTCATATTGAACCTAAGTAAATGTATTATTCATCATATTTTTAAGTTTACAAACATGTCCGCAATTCCCGGCAAAAGAGATTTTCTTTGTGAAGTCGCAGGTGGCATCGAGGTCCTCATGAACTGTACATGTTTATCTGATGAGATTTACGCCAGTCAAGATGAAGATATTGAGGTATACATCAAGAACAACATCCTCGAAGGATCATCATTTTCCACAGAAAAGTTTTGCAAGGCCATGCAGACCATCGATGACAAGACCATGAGAGATCTACTCTATTATTTTGATGATAGAGACATGAGCATGGTCGAGGCCTACAACGAGAGCTGTCTGAGACTGGATGACCTCCCCCAAGAACTCGCGGACATTGCAGAAGCTATACTTGACCAAGATATCGTCACCTTTACAGACTTCCTAGAATATTAGATTGTAATGAAACCTAGTATGTGTAGAATGTTTTAATCAACGTAAATCCTTATCAGCCGTGTAGTACGTCTTCCCCTTCGTGACGAAACTATGAACCCTCGCGTAGCCCCACGCTTGTGGAGAGGCTCCCGGACGATGCCCGGTTCTCCACGCAGCGAGCCCCCTATTGTACACCGTCTTGAGGGTCTTCAAAGGCATGCCAGTAGCCTTAGCAATTTCAGGGAGAGATTTGACTCCTGGGTACATCTTTCTAAACTTTTGCGTGTAGGAAGAAGTCTTTGTTTTCTGTCCCTTGTCCGTCTTGAATCCTTTATAGTCTCGCTTGAGCATCTTTTTGTAGCGGGTCTCGACCTCCTTGAGGGTGGTGAGTCCCCTGAAATATTTAAGGGGTGCATAGATCTTACCTTCGGATTTACGCAGTTGCCCAACCTTCTTGGTAATCTGAGCATCGCTTAAAGGCATCTTACTTTTTAAAGATATTTTATATCACATGGGACGCACGTGTTCGTTCTCTGTGACTGACCGAACAACACCAGGTCGTCTCGATAGGATCTTTAGTAGTATATGGGCTATGGAAGAAAGAGTAAAGTTTGAAATAAACACGACACACTGTAACAATATTTCACTAAGACGAATTCTATCTATGAAAAGTGTTCTAGATCTTCATAGACCAAACTCACGCAAGTATCTTGAGAGTAGTACCATCCTCGTCAAGACACAATTCGCACGTAGACTTCTTCAATTAGGTCTCGCTCTCATACGCACTGAACGACCGGTGTATGTCAAGGTCATTTGAGATATTTTATCGCTGCAGATATACTCGAATAAATACACTTTCCAAACCTGACGCGACCTGTTCTAGGATTGTAGTATCCGATGTGGCCATTGAAGTATGCCCTGTGAACGTCACCCATATAAAAAATACAAGATTATATTAATCAGTGAGATGGGTTTGTCAATAATTATGGGAAATATGTTTTCGGGTAAGACGTCTGAACTCATCAGACGACTTAAGCGTCTGAAGGTTATAGGCAAAAATATACTTGTGATAAATTCAGCAAAAGATACTCGCTCACCTGATGAGGTTTTAAAAACGCACGACAACGTAAAGTTCAATTGTCTCAAAGTGTACGACCTCTTCGAAACCATAAACAAACGGGAATTTGACGAGGCTGATATAGTCGCCATCGACGAAGCTCAATTTTTTCCATACCTGAAAAAGTTTGTAGACTGTTGCCTTCATGTAAACAAATCTGTCATTCTTGCGGGTCTTGATGCCGACTCGTTTCAGTGCAAATTTGGAGAACTCTTAGATTGCATTCCAATGGCATGTGACGTGACCAAATTGTCAGCATTGTGTATGCGATGTAATAATGGAACACCTGGTCCATTCACAAAGCGTATTGTTGAAGATAAGACTCTGGAACTTATCGGTGGAAGTGATATGTACATCGCCGTCTGTCGAGAACATCTATAATTTGAAGACTTTGTCAGAAACATTACGCGCGAGTCTACGAAACCACCCAAACATCGTCACGGAATCGTTTTCGTAGAGTGGTATGATCAAGGAAATGCGGGTACATCCATTCATCTGTTTCGACACTGAATGTTTTACATCGCTTCCATTATAAAGAACGCCTTTACCGGCTACACTCTCATTAATCTTTACACGACCGTTACGATCTTTCGTCATGAGATGGGACGCGTTACATTCGCTCGTGTAAATGTTACACACGTACGTCTTACGCAGTCCACTCGTGAAGTTGTTATCGAAATGCCAATCGATGTAATGTCCACTCTGATTATACAGTCTTAAAAACCAACAGTATTGTTCCTTTTCACAGTCGGCCGGTTTTACCTTTTTATTTTTCATCGACGACACATACTCCTCGATGATGTTGAACACTTGCGGAAGTTTCTCCCTGATAGTACTCCGAGTGATCTTGTACCCCTCCACCATACTAGATGACGATTTGTTACCGTGCTGCTGTGCGATGTGTACGATATCATTCACGTATGGATTGAGACTATTGGAAATTTGAGAACAATTGATCTCCTTGAACTTCCCACTTTGAGCAGGCTTGAGATATCCATTCCATATATTAATCAGGAATGGGAGCAATAATAGGATTAGCAGTAGTAACCTCATACAATAGACTACTAAAATCTTTTGATGTCGAGAATGAGCACGACACGTTTACCGGGCCCTGTTTTGGTAACCTCATGGTATCTGGAATGATCGAAAATGAACGCTTCACCTTCGGTGTGGACGCGTGGACCATTTTCTGTATACAGGGTACAGTCCCCATCTTCCATAATCGTAAGATGGTACCTGAGTAGCGCGTTCGTCTCAGCTCTGTGTGGCGGTATGGTCATGGGACCTTCCATGACTGCAAATGATGCAGTCTCTTCGAGTATACATGGAATTTGTTTGATTAGACTTTTCAGTTTTGGAAAATTGTTAAATCTATACTGATAATAGTTGTCATTTTTGTCGAACCATACGTCGAGATTGTGATACATCGTTTTGTCGAGTGTCTTGGAAACATCTTCAAACTCTTTACGAATGTCTCGGTAATGTTTCTGGATCAAGTGAAGTCCCTTGAATTGCCACACCGAATACTCTGAGCTGTGCATCAATACATCTATGAGGGTGTTTCGCATACCGATGAATGGTCGTCGCCAATTATTAAAATATAAATTATCTATCGGCGCCTTCATGTAGTCATGGCCTATGAGCATAATAGGAATCAGGGTCAGATACCACATTATTTTCTCAGTAGATAATAAACATGCCCGGATACGGCAAGACTATGGAAAAGTACGCTCCCGCCCCCACTACTGAGAAAAAGGATGTCGAGTCTCGTTTCTCGATGCCCGCTATTCCCCAGCTCACCATCGTGCAGATGATCATCGCCGCAGTCATTGTCGCCTACGCGTTCACGGCGCGTAAGGTGAAGGGTGTCGTCGTCGCGACCCTCGCGCTCACTATCGGTCTGCTTCACATGTATGACCACCTCTACCGCGTTCAGCGTGGTCCCGAGAAACTGTTCCTCCTACCCGGTGACAAGACTGAGAAGTATTGCGCCGGTGGGTGTGGGTGCGGTAAGTAAAATATTGACACATACTAAGTATGCGCGTCAAAGTTGTTCGTAGCCCTAATCCAAAGAAGAAATTCAGGGCAATTTTAGAAGACGGTAAAACTGTTGATTTTGGTGCAAGAGGCTATTCAGACTACACCAAACACAAGACTCCCTCGCGTATGCGATCGTACGTGCTCAGACACGGTGGTCAGATTCCCAAACGAATCATAGCTGAGAGAGATCCGAGTAAAATTCAGAACATGATGTTAAACATCGATCAAAGTGACAAAGAAGATTGGAAACGAAGTGGTATCAACGGGGCTGGATTTTGGTCACGTTGGTATCTCTGGAGTTTTCCGGATATGAGAGGTGTCAAGTCATTCATGAAGAAGCGATTCAGGATAGAGATCGTTTGATCGATTCCACCTGCTTCACAAATAAAGTCATCGTCTCGAGACGTTCGTAAAGTTCTTTACCCAAATAGTGCTTTACGAATTCCTCATTTATGTCAGTCTCGGTTGTATACTGTTTGATGGTATCATACGCATTTCCATCATCCCAATTTTCCAGAGACTTTTTTACCTGTATCAGATTCATTACTTATTTAAGTGACACACTTTTTAAGCGTTGTTGGGCATCTGCTGACGAGCCTTGTTGATCGCGTTGGTGGCGAGCTTAAGGGCGAGCTCACGAAGCTTCTTGGCACCGTTGTTGAGACCGTTGTTGTTGGGCTTCTTGTTACCGTTGTTGTTGGGCTTCTTGTTGGCGTTGTTGTTGGGCTTCGCGTTACCGTTGTTGGGCTTCGCGTTGTTCGCGGGCTTGTTAGCGTTGTTCGCGGGCTTGTTACCGTTGTTGGGCTTGTTAGCGTTGTTCGCGGGCTTGTTGGCGTTGTTCGCGGGCTTGTTAGCGTTGTTCGCGGGCTTGTTGCCGTTGTTCGCGGGCTTATTAGCGTTGTTCGCAGGCTTGTTAGCGTTGTTCGCGGGCTTGTTAGCGTTGTTGGGCTTCGCGTTGTTCGCGGGCTTCGCGTTGTTCGCGGGCTTCGCGTTGTTCGCGGGCTTGTTGCCGTTGTTGGGCTTCGCGTTGTTCGCGGGCTTGTTGTTCTTGGACTGGGAATTATCCATGATCGTGCTTATACTAATCGATGAGATTATTTTTTCAACCCTTTCTTTTTGAGTGTATTTTTCAATTCGGCCATGAGTTTAGCGCGGGTCGAATTTATGACCGGTTTCCTGGTTGGTTGAGATGGGGGAGGTGGAGGTGGAGGTGGAGGTGGTCCACCGGTTCTCGACACTGTTGGTGAAGCTGGTACCACGATAGTCTTACAGAGACGAATGACCTGCTGAGCATTTTTTACGCTATTTTCAAAATTAAACCGGAGTTTAGATCGAAGCTCTCTCGCTGTGAGTTTAACTCGTTTTCCACGAACATCCTTCGTGACGCGCAGACCCATCTTCTTAGCCTTCTCCTTCAATTCCTTGTACTGCATATAGTATAGATGATCATTTTTGTTCGGACCTGTATCGTCCCCTGATATATAAAATTTAAAGATAACGAGCTTCGTAAGAGTATGATGAGTGAAGTACTCGAATTAAAGATCATGATTAATAAAGTACTCCTACCCCGTATACGTCAACTCGAAGATGAAGTCGCGTCGTTGAGAAAACACACATGGCCCCATGTTCAAGCTCGTAAAGAACATCACGAACTCGATGACATGGAAGCGAAGATGGATTTTTTCAAAAACCTGGATGATGATACGATCAAAGAACTCATACATATAAAATCTAAATTGCGCACAGGTTCAAATCTTCAGCATAGAGAATATGATATCATTATTGAAAACAATTTCTGCTAATAGTATATACAAAGATGTCTAGGAAAGCTGCGCTTCCTATGGCGGCGTCCACGTCTTCGAGTCTAGTCCTAAACTTATTCATTCTCATGATGATCCAAAACATGGAAGAGCAAACTCCAGTTGTCATGGCAGGCATGGCGCTTTGTGCGTGCTCGGCATTCTCTGGTGCACTGCGCGCAGTCCAGTATACCCTACATGGCCTGACTGGCATCAAAACCTATTAATTTCTCAGGGTACAGTAAACGATGGGTGCCGCGTTGTCCTCCCTGTGGTTTTTTATAAGTCCGATTCCTGACATAAGTTCGAAGGGTAAACCTAAACCAATCTCGGCCGCTATAATGTTGTGCAGTAGTCTTTGTTCTCTCGTGATGCTTTTCTTGGGGTATAGGTTCTGGAGTGACTCGTTTCCTTTCGTACCTACTCCATTTTATCCAGCTATGCTACTAATATGCTGTCTCTCGTGCTGTTCGAGTAGTAAACTCGTGGGACAGGGGCGAAAGATTGCGAAAGTTTAAAAAAAGTTATCCGTTCGGTACATTTTTACACTGAATGAACCAGTCTTACCAGTTACTGAGACTGTTTCATTTCCATAGAGTTCCTGACACCCAATATCTTCCATACAATCACGCGCGTTATGACTCACTGGGACGGGATAAATTTGCTGTCCGGGTGTAGTTGTGTAATAGTGGTAGCGATCACGCCTTCCCGTGACTTCTTTGCCATATAAGGGCATAGTGACATCACCGGATCCGGTGAGAATACCCATCTGTTGCATTTGACCAGGCTTGTACTTTTTAATTGGTGGACCCCTGTATTCTGGGTCACGACGCACCGCTGTTGGTCGAGGTGCGATGGGAAGCTGGGGTCTGGACTCAACCTTTACAACTGGTGGATTAAACCACATGTATGCCACGATGAGTGTGAGAACAAACAATCCTATCTGAAGTTTCGTCGTGTTCTTCATTTAATATACGAATGG